AGTGAAGTCCAATACTTCCCCATATCCGCAAGCTCAGGGTCTTCTGACATCGCAGCAAGGAAATCCGACCATAGCTCAGAAAGCGGCGCTCCCGGCACAGGATCGCCCATAATATCGAAGCTGTAAGTCTGCCGCAGCAACGCTTGCCGACCGCCTTCCGCGAGTTGCCCGCGCGCCCAGTCGCTTTCCTCTTCCGAGAAACTAAAGATGAATCGTCGGAATAAATCCGGCCACTTGTCATTGCTCGCAAACAAGCGCTTCGCGCATTCGTAATTGATCGAGTGAAGGAGCGCGTCAAACGCTGCATCCGTCGCCTGAAACTCTGCTGTGTGGGTTGTCGTTCCGTCGCTAAAGGTCCGCGTTACCTTGTGCGAGATACCGATGTCCAAAACAAAATCCACCTTGTGGTGGCTATCAAAAAGCTCACGCCCTTGAACGCGACGGCGACCAGAAGCCGAATAGACAACCACCACAGGAGCAGGTCCAGTCTCCAGATCACGTAAATCCACCGAGCTATCGTATACACTGGCCTGAACCTTTCCATTAAGGGACTGGACCGCGCAAACCTGCATCGCTATGACGGAAAGAGTGCTCATGATGGCTTCTTAACAACGGCAAGCGTTGTGCGTAACGCTCCGCTAGGAAAAACTCCGGTCACCTCGAGAACAGGAAAATCCGGCTCGGATAATCGAGTGATCTGATCGCCCTTCTTCGGAAGAACCAAGGCTCCTTCAACAAAAAGAGCGGCGGTGAGAATGTGAACGTTGATATCTGTTACGGCAAATTCGGTCGCGAACATTCGCCCCATTTGCGGTGACTGGTCCAGCGCCTGTTTCATAACGGGCTTCTCTGTGTAGATGCCCATTACAGTGCGCTCAGGCCGGGTTGGATCAGCCTGAGCCTCTGTCGTATATCGTCCAGGGATCATCGAATTGATCTGCAGAGGCTCTGCAAATATTCGATCTTCCTCGACAACGGCGAACGCCATGGCCTCCTTGTGGTTAAAGGCGATCGGCATGGCGCTCTCCGGTTTTACTTTTTGACTTCGCCCTTTGCAGGCTCCTTCACCGGCGCATCGGGCGGCGGGGGCTTGATCGCCGTTTTCTTGTCGGTGACCTCGCTCTTGGACGTGTCGTTCTCGCCCTTAGGCTTACCCTCGTCGTCAACATTGACGATGGTATGCGTTCCGGCGCGCACCGCTTCCATGGCCTGATTATAGCGCATGGTCTCGATGTCGCCATCCTTGTTCTTAACCAGCATGATCAAGGCTCCTTAGTTCGAAGAGGTCAGCTTCACTAGAAGCGCAGGACGCTTCACGAGCGGCAACGGATTCGACTGGGTATGGATTTTCACCCAGCGCTGGAACTCCGGGTCCACCACCTGCCGAACGTAGATTTCCTGACCCATCGTGTTGACGGTATCGATGAAATCTGCCGGTGCCCAGTAGGTGGAGAACGTGTCCGTCGTGCCGAGCGGGAAGGCAACCGCCTCACCTGCCGGAATATGCTTCCGGTTGGCATAGGTGCCGTCTTCTTGGAGGTATTGCGCATAGCCGCGATACTCCTCGAAGGTGACGCCTCGGTGAACGAACTTCTTGCGAACGTCGTTCCGCATCGGGTTGTAAGCGCCATCGTAATACTTCCAAGCATCAGTGATGGAAGTATGGCCGATGAACTTCGCGAACCACTCCGGCGATGCCAGAACATGAATGCTCGACATCGTTTCGCCCAGAAGGTTGTCCTCCATATAGGCGGTCAGTTCGTCGATCTTCGCGCCGACATTCGTGGTCGTGGTGCCGAGAACGAAGTCAATCGACTTCTGGGTGACGCCGAACTCGGTGAACAGGTTCAACAGCGTTGAGCCGTCGCTATCGAGAATCGCACCGCGCAATGCGCTCATACGCATATGCTCCAGCGTAACCGCGTGCTTGCGACGCATGATCGCCTGCTTGCGATTGACAAGGCCCATGACCGACTCGCGAACGCCATCCGCCGCAACGCGAGCGATGATGTTCTGCACGTCGTCCGCGCGAACAAAATCGTCGTGCGGGATATGGAACGTGGCAAACTGCCGGAGGCTCGTCTTCGTGGGAGTACCCAGCGAAGAAGGAGCGCCGCGCGCACGAGTAGGCAACAGGTTGAGTTGGCCTTGGTTATACTCGATGGCCACCGTGGTCGTGGTCAGTGGCTCGCTCGAGAAAAGACCCAACTCTCGGATGCGGCCGTACTCGTTCGGGACGACGTTAATCGCATTGGTCAACGATGTCGCGCTAAATGCCGAATCGTTGAAGATGTCAAGAATGGTGGGCATCGTCTTACGCTCCTTCGCGCACGAGAATCGGCGGATTGAGCGCGCCGAGGGCTGCATGGACCGTGGCCCGTTCGCCAGAGGTGTTCACGTCCGCGCCGTATTTCAAGCCCTGGTGAACGACAATGGCCTCACGTGCCACAATGACAGCGGTTGCATCTGCGGACGTTGCGTCCACGGTGTTGAGAACGATTCCGGCAGGGGTTTCGCTGCCATCCGCAGCGGCGACCGTCACGGGCGTGTACTTGCCAGAAGCGGTGATCTTACCGACCACAGTCCCAGTCTCCACAACGCCTGCGCCGGAAACCACAGTGACTTCCTCGAAAGAAAATCCTGCGACGTGACTGACGGCCTTAAGCCAGTCGCTCGCGTAGCGGCCTTCATTGAAAATGGTTGCCATTAGTTCGACTCCTTAATGCCGAGTTGCTTGCGCATATTTGCCACAGCAAAATCGCTGCCAGTGTTCTTCGCCGACATCGAAGGCGCATTGACGTTCAGCCCCTCGCCATTAAGACGACGTGGCGGCTCATCGCCTGCATCCTTCGGGAAGGTGGCGAGAACCTTCTTTGCGTTATCGACGGTTACGCCCGATTCGCAAAGCGCCTTGGCCTGAGCCTCGCGACCCTTGGATTCGTCCAGCGCCATAATGGCGTCGGCGCGCTCCCGGTCTTCCTTCTCCTTCGTGAAGGAAGCGAGAGTTGCGTCTTTTGTCGCAAGCTCTGCATCCTTATCGGCGACAGTCTTCTTCATCGCCTCTAGTTCGGCGGCAAGCTTGTCCGCCCGTTCTTTATCGTCCATTGAAATATCCTTTCTTGGACTGTGAGCGGCGGATGCCGCGTGGGTTGTCCGCTGCTTGAGCGTCCAATTCTTATTGCTCGCAAGCGCTACAAGGCGCTGCGGCGCATTGGCATAAACTCTATAGTCGAAAGCGGCGACGGACTTGGCTTTCCCGAGATACAAGTCATCAGCGAACCCGGCCGCAACCGCATCTGCCGGTGAATACCAACTCTCCGCCTTCATGATCGCGCGGGCTTCGTTCGGCGTCTTCCCAGACTTCGCCGCGTACACGCGCGCATAAGAATTCGCCAACGCCTCAAGGCCCTCGATTGACTTGCTGTGATCCTCCGATGTCCCGACCGTAAATCCGCTGGGATCGTGGATCATCATGACCGCGCCTGTGGACATGAAAACCTTATCACCAGCCATCGCAATAAGCGATGCCGCAGAAGCGGCGATGCCATCAATAATCACATTCGTCGCGCCTGATCGTCGCGCCAGCAGCGCGTGAATCGCCGCGCCATCCGAGGCAATCCCGCCACCGCTGTTGATAAAAACTTCTAGCTCAGAATCGTCTTCGATCTGCGCAAGCGCAACCACGACATCGCTGTGGCTAAAATAATCGCCGAAGCCAAAGTCTCCGACATCGCCCGTAAGCGTCAATTTTTGGCCGTCAAGGATTGCTGCCATGTCTGTTCTCGTTCTCAATAAGGACGCGCGCGACCGGATATAGCATATCGGGCGCGTTTCGGCGTTGTCGTTTCCCCGCATTGCGCCGCGCACATGCGCTCCGCTTCCGCTAAGGCGGTGCTAACCTCTTCGAGCGACGAACCAACAGCCCATTCTACTGAACTACCGTCGCTAAGGCTCGACTTTTTCACCATGCCGCCTGTCAGCATGGCCATCTTCGTCGCGCGAAGCTTCCGGGCTAAATCGCACCAATCGATGTTGTCTGCCATTTACGCCTTCTCTTTCTTCGGCGTGCGTTGGCCGTCTGCCGCTGCACCGTCCGGCCCTGCGCCGTCGCCGCCTTGCGGTCGGCCAAAGGGATGCGGGACCTTATTGGCCTCCATCATCTTTATTTCGTTCCCGATCGCAACAATCTGTTCTTGCGGGTTCTTGCCGAGCGCGGCGCATTCGTCCGCATAGGTAGCAATTCCTAACTCCAATCGCAATTTGGAAGCCATCGCCGCCTTGTAATCGTCCGCTGACGGCGCGGACGGACCCATGAACTCGGCTTGATAGACGCTCTCGCGATCACTCGCGAACGCCTCTGGCCCGCCCTTAAATGGCACGCGCCCTGAAGTGATTGCCTCTTCTAGCCACCGCTCATAAATCGCCTGCACAAATGGCACCGCGATTCGGGTCCGTCGCCGCATGACCACTGGCCAAATGCTGGCAGTCGCCATCCGAACGCTGGAATAAGTCGCGTTGGTGTGGTCCATCGCGAAGTTCTCAAACGTCACCCCGAGACAACGCGCCATTTCCCGCTGCAGATTTTGCGAGAATGGAATGTAGTTGCTTCCGGGCGTTGATGCGGTCTGCAGGTTCAAATCTTCGCCCGGTCCCAGGTGCGCAATGCGCGACGGGTCAGTGATCGAGACGCTATGTTCCTTCAAACTCTCAATGCGCTGGCTCCAAACCTCGACAAGATCGGCGCGGACATTGCCGACGAGGCTTTGCCAAGCTTCGGCGTCATAACCGAGCGGCGCGTCTGTATCGTCAATCGTTTGAATCGCGTTGAACGCGGCTTCACTCGGCTCAGGGCTTTTGATCACCGCGGCGAAGATCGTTTGCAGTAGCGCCGTCGATAGCGTCGCATCTGCTAACTGATCAGACTGCGCAATGACCTTCAATATGGGGACCATGGCAGAGATGCCGCGCGGCGCGTTTATGTTCTCGCCTCGGTCCATGACGTGAATGACATCTTCCGCAAGAATGTCTCGCTCAACGTCCACCCCGTCTTCGTTCACCTTGAAGCGATACCGACGCGGCCGCCCGTAGCCGTCATGGAAGATGCCTTGGTCCAGGCCGTCCAAGAGGAGCGTCGTTCGCGGGCAACGATGCGGCGCGACCAACGAAACCTTCGTGCCTGTCTCAATGCCGTACCCGCGCCGCTGCCGGACGGTCATATAATCGAGAACGCCGAAGGCTTCGCCGTAAGCCAGATACGAACGGATAACGCCGTCCAGCATTTCCGTGATCGTGGCCTTGCCCGCTAGATCGCACTCGCGAGGATTCCAAGCCCACCGACGCCAAGCCGTCTCGACTTCGCGGCACCAATCGTTCGTTTCCTTTTCGGAATACCCAAACTTCGAAAGCTTCGCGCGACAGTTCAGCTTCAGTTCGTCGCCGATCGTATCGCACAAGATTTGCGTTGCAGCGCCCGCGAGCCATCCGCTATTGTGCATGAAATCGAGCGCCAACGCGGACGCGCGCTCTGCAGCCTCGAAGACATCAACCTTCGCATCCCGCGTAACCGCTTGCCGCATATTGAGCAGGCCGGACTTATCGCCGCGCAAATAACGGGCGGTGGCCTTTCGGGCAGGGGCAAGCTGCGCTGCGGGACCAGAAGACCCGGCGCGGACTCGAAAACGCGGTTTTGTGGTTTCCATTTCAGCCCCTAACGATAGGCATTCCAGCGCGTACGCTGGGGCCGAAAGGCGCGGGAAGGCGGCATAACTTGCTCAGGCTCGGGACTTTCTGGCGCTGATACGTGCGATTCAAGTTCGTCTTCCGGCTCTTTTGGAGCAAATCGCTCCCCTGACGACTTTAGCTTAATCGGGAGAGATAAGCGAGCAGCCAAAGCATAGATCAAACAATCCCATGCCTCGTTACGCCGCCAAGCCTGTTTCGGTTCCCATTTCCGCTGTGGCCGATTGCCGATATATCGCGTGACCGCGTGCTCAGATGTCAATTGATCGAAGTAGTCCGCGCTCAATCCGATAGCGGGGAAATGTACGGCTCTCGCTGTCGGGCCGTCTTCCGAAGGGGCAATGGCCAGCCTTGAAGACATATCGTCCTTGGCAGTATCCACACCAACAGTAAAGGGCTTGTCCCCAGAGTTTTTCGTTCGCGTCGGCGTCTTTGACCATATAAGCCTCGGGGTTGTCTGGTTGGCGTTGCCGCGCCCGATAATCGGATACACGCGACGGCGCTTGCGATCACGGCAGAACTTGTAGACCATTTCCGAGCGGTGGCCGCCGCTATCGATGCAGCCCGCTTGCGGCATGAGCGTTCGGCCATCGTCCGTCCCGAACGGTCGATTGATCAATTTGTCAAAGTCTTCCCAAACGAGGGTCTTTGAGGTATCACCCGGCAAAACTTCGTGACAGGCAACCCAAGCCTCTTCGTCCGGCCCCCAACCAACGAACGTGACTTCAATGCGGTCATCTTGCGTGTCCGCGCCGAACGTGACGAATTTCACATCGCTCGGCAGCGTCTCGAAGTTGTACGGCTCGCAACGACTGCGCAGGACTTCCGGGTCAGTGACCTCGATGGCCTCTTCGTGCGGCTCGCCAAGGGTGACGTTGATGAACGTCTTTTTTTCGAGAGGCTTCCGGTAAACGTCCAGCCACTCTTTCGCGAGGTTCTTCCAAGCCGCGTTCGGAAATAAACTGTAAGCGGACCAGATATGGAAACCAGCGTGCCCGTTGAACGGCTTCTCTGCAATCCACTCCCCGGCGTCGATCATGGCCGGTTTGTCATGCTCCTCGATTCGGCAACCCTTCCCGATGCAGCGGAAATACGCCGTGTCGGTCAAGTGCTCTCCCGCTTCGTTCTTCTCCCACTTCAGGTTGCCCCATTCGAGGGTCTGCTTGTGTCCGCAGTGCGGGCAGGGGACGTGATAGCGACGTTGGTCGCTCTCTTCCCAAGCCTTTTGAATGCGGCTAACTCCTCGCGTCGTTGGCGTCGATCCGAGGATGATTTTCCGGTTCCAAAACGACTCTGAGCGCTTGATGCCCAAGGCGATTTGGTCGCCTTCATCGCCTGCGCCCGCCGAAGGATATCCATCAACCTCATCGAAGGCGACAATTCTGGCGGTGATACGGCGAAAGCCGCCCGGACTATTTGCGCCAACAAACGAGACTGAGGACCCGTTGCGGAATACCCGCTTGAGAATTCTTTGGTTCGAATCTTTGGCCTTAAGATCGCCTGCGATGTCCGCCAGCGCGGGGGTATCGCGAAGCATCGGGGCAATTTCAGTTCGGGAATAATCTTCCGCATCCTCGACTCGCGGCTGGACGACCAAAATGGGGGAGGGGTCTTGGTGGATGAAGTAACCGACGATGTGGTCTAGAATCTTCGTATAGCCGACGCGGGCAGATTTCATCATGGTTATCTGCCGGACGGTCGGGTCCGTTACAGCATCCATGATTCCGTTTTGATAGGCGAAAGCCTTGAACTTGCCCGCGTCCGCGCTCGTTTCCGCCGAAAGATAGGCGAAGCGGTTCGCCCACTCGCTTAAGGAGAGGATTGGCGGCGGCTTTAGTGCTTCGCAACGGGTTCGATTAAGCAGATTTCGGAGTATCTCCGAACCTTTTGCGTACCGCTCCTGAATCGTATCCATCGAGCGTCAATTCGTCCAATGCCAATGTAACTTCTTCGTCAATTAGCGCTTTTACCTGTTCCGGCGTCCGTAATACTGCAGCGCGCGGCGAAACGCGAGAAGATATATTCAATAACCGGCCACGGACCTTAGCATATTCGTCGGCGATCGCCTGAACTACTTCAGATATAGGTACAACTTTCTGTTTTTCTCTATCGTATTCGATTTGCCGAAGTAAAGCCAAGTAGTTTTCTTTAATTCGCTCCGCTTCTGCTTTCGAATGCGGGGCATCGCCCTCGATGTTTACTATCTGGTGGGCGATGTCTTCTGCGGATTTGTTGATTGGTACTTCCTGACCCCGGAACTTTTTACCGTGCTGGGCCATTCGGAAGTCTGAAGCTTCCTGATCAACCTTGCCGTCTTTCGTAAAAACCAGCAATCCCTTTTGTTTCCAGAGGGTTACTTCCTTGGCGCTAACGCCGCGATGCACGGCATATCCGCGCTGATTTGTGAAAACCTTTGCCATTTCAGATACTTAGGTTACCTCCGTTTGAAATATGGCACCTAGACAGATTTCGGGGCGGCGTCGC